AAACCTACTACACCTATCAGCATAAGGTTTATTATACTATTTTTTTAGACGCTTTTCAATCTCTTTGATTGCTTCTCTGACAGATCTTAGGATGGTAATTCTTAAACTTTTTTTCTTTTCTTTCAACGCCTTCAAACTCATAATCTCTAAATCAGAAACCAATTGCTCTAGTTCGTCTAGTGTGAGGTCAGAATAATTTTTGTACGGTGAATCTGTCATGACGTAGGTATTTAAATGGAGTATGGGATCAATTAACCAATAACAAAACTGTGAGGAGTTCCGCCTTCTTGGAAGTTACCAATCTCTTGATCTAATCTTTCCATATCAGCGTTACCTTCGTTTTTCAATGCGTCACCGTTTAATGTGGTACCGCCCTGGGGTCCTGCGATGGTATTGAATTTGCCTCTGGCCTCGCCTAGCATGACCTTACAAACGGCCAAGGTGTAGTCCCTGATCCACGGCTTGGCATAGATGTCTTTAAACAATGTTATGTCTGGTCTGTAGTTATCGGTGTGCATTAGAATTGTTTCGTCGTCGGCCCTAGGTCGTTGAGTGATTGTTAATTTTTTTGTGGCATTATCATAGTGGAACTGTATGAAACTACCGAACATTTTTCCAACCAATTCCTGGTATGATGCGAAAGCATAGTAAGTTGCCAGTCCACCCGTGGCACCTGCCCTCAGCAGATAGGTGTTGGTATAGGCCAGGTTGAATGGTTCAAACAGTGTACCACCCTCACCCCCTTCTGTCCTTGATCCCACAGTCCTCCTATTTAGATTCCTCACATTGATAACCTCATCTGGCAGTATGTAACTGTTTTGATTTTTCTTCAGTTCGAGGAAAGCATAAGATTCTTCCACAGCATTTGACGATCTCTGTCTATATCTATTTGTTGCTCTTTCTAGAGCCGTTTGATAATGTTTAGGGTCTAATTCTACGTCGATCATGCCCTCGCCGAGGTTGTTTTTCACATAATCGAATATTTCTTGTTGTCCTGTTTGAAGTTCTGACATACTCATATTTATAGTCATTGCCTATGCAATAAATATGTATGATATGCCTAGATTGTCGATTTTCAAGCCTGAAAAGGGTAATGATTACAAGTTCTTTGATCGTAACATCAGAGAGATGTTCACTGTTGGTGGGACAGACCTGCATTTTCACAAATACGTGGGGCCATACAACCAAGGCGAAAATCAGAAAGACGGCAAGGCAAGTCCCACGTCACCAAATTATACCGGCGATAGCCTAAATGAAAGGACCATACAGGATCTGTTATTTCTTGAAAATAGAGACAGGAAGTATGACGACGATGTGTACGTTGTCAGGGGGATTTACAATGTGCAAGATGCGGATTTCAACCTGTCACAATTTGGTATGTTTCTACAGAACGATACGTTGTTTTTGACTGTCCATTTGAATGACATAGTAGAACGAATTGGTAGGAAACCGATGTCAGGCGACGTAATAGAATTCCCTCATATGAAAGAAGATTACAGTCTAGATGAAAGTATACCGATAGCACTTAAAAGATACTACGTGGTAGAAGATGTCAACAGAGCCGCGGAAGGATTTTCCCAAACATGGTGGCCACACCTGTTAAGATTAAAAATGAAAACACTAGTAGACTCGCAAGAATTCAAAGATATTATCGGAGACTCGGCCACAACAGGCACTGTTGCCAACTACATGAGTACATACAACAGGGAGAAAACCATCAATGATCAGATTGTAGCACAGGCAGAAGCAGATGCACCTAAATCTGGATTCAACTACAAGCAATATTACGTGGCACCCATCGATGAGAGGGGTAACATCAGGACCGACAATGTCAACACAGAGCAAGACAGGGCCAGCAGTGATCAAACTGTAAACGCAATCATTGACACACCGGCGTCCTCTCATTATGGTTTTTACCTAGATGGGGATGGCGTGGCACCAAACGGTAATCCCGCAGGATTTGGTATAACTTTCCCAACTTCGGGTGTCGACAAGGGTGATTACTTCCTAAGGACAGATTATCTGCCTAACAGACTGTTCAGGTATGATGGTACCAGATGGGTGAAAATAGAAGATTCTGTTAGAATAACTACAACAAATAATGATTCACGTGCAAACTACAAAACAAGTTTTGTCAACAATTCGACTACTGATACAATCAACGGATTGACAGTCGATCAAAGACAAGCACTCACTGAAGCGTTGAAACCAAAGGCTGACAATTAAGAATGTTACACTTTTACGAAGGACAGGTTAGGAAGTTTCTGACTCAATTTATTCGAATTTTGAGTAATTTTTCTGTGGAAACAGGTAAAGGTGCGGATGGGTCAGTTCAGTTACGATCGGTGCCTGTTACCTATGGTGATCCAACGAGGCAGGTGGCAAATATCATAAGAAATAATTCGGAAAACGCACTAGCATATGCACCTAAGATAGCGTGTTATGTTAGAGAATTAAATTATGACAGAGAAAGGATGCAAAATCCTTATCACATAGAAAAACAACATTTACGAGAAAGAGATACAGGAAGTGATGGGAACTACACCAATCAATTGGGTGCAGGGTACACAGTCGAAAAGGTCATGCCGTCGCCTTTCAGACTTGAAGTAACGGCAGATATTTGGACAACAAACACTGATCAGAAACTGCAGATAATGGAACAGATCTTGTATTTGTTCAATCCAGATTTTGAGATACAGAAGTCTGACAACTACATCGACTGGACCAGTTTAAGTTATGTGGAACTGACCGGTACAACGTTCAGTTCTCGTACTATACCAGTTGGTGCAGATTCCGAGATCGATGTTGCCACAATGACCTTCAGCATGCCAATATGGTTGTCACCCCCTGTCAAAGTCAAAAAACTTGGTGTGGTACAAAAGATCATTATGAGCATATATGACGACGACGGCGGAATAGCCAAAGGGTTGATAGACGGAGAGTTGATTTCTAGAAGTTATGTCACGCCAAACAATTTTGGTTTGCTTGTGACCGGGAACCAACTAAGGTTACTAGGTTCGACCGGTACTAGTGTTAAATCTGGGGGTGATGGATTCTATACTGGAGCCAATGAACCGTCGAACTATGATCCATTTGAAACGTTTGGTCCTGCCGTGAACTGGAAGGTGTTACTGGATCAGTATGGCAAGGTCACTAACGGCACATCACAGATTAGACTAAAACAGCCTAACGGCAACGAGATCGTGGGAACAATAGCCACAACCACGTTAGACGATACAATCTTACTCTATAGCATAGACACCGATACGATACCAAGTAATTCAGACGCCCCGGTTGGACCAACAGTGAAAAAGATCATAAATCCAGCCACGTTTGATCCAGGCACACCCGTTAACGGTGATAGGTATTTGATAATCAATGATGTTGGTGACAGCACGGCCAGGTTCCAAAGTTCAACGTGGGGAGATTTAGTTGCCGGAGTGGGAGACGTCATAGAGTACAACGGCAGTAAATGGGTAAAAAAATTTGATGCGTCTCATCCTGATTCAACACAGCACTACGTGACCAATCTCAACACCGGAATACAGTATCGTTTCAATGGCACGGAGTGGGTAAAATCATACGAGGGTGTGTACACCGCTGGTAATTGGAGCATCGTTTTGGATGGAAATTCATCAGATTACAACGCCAGCACCGATGCAACCACTCCTTGATAAAATACATTTAAATTGTTATAATACAATATGAAAGAAAACATAGTCTGTTCTGGCGCACTGTTCTACAGCACTTCAACGAAGAGGTTTTTGTTCCTACAGAGGACCGACAAGAAGACACAGGGCACGTGGGGATTGGTGGGCGGACAAGCCAAGTACACGGAATCAGCATTCGAGGGTTTGAAGCGTGAGATACAGGAAGAAGTGGGAGACACTCCCAAGTTCAAGAAGGTGATACCCTTGGAGATGTTCACGTCAAACGACCAGAAGTTCTTCTTCCACACATATCTCGTTGCGGTAGAATCAGAATTCCTACCCAAGTTGAACACGGAACACTCCGGCTACTGCTGGACCGCGTTCGAGTGCTGGCCCAAGAACCTGCACATGGGCCTGAGGAACACCCTCAACAACAAATCTATAAAGGGTAAATTACAGACGATATTGGATCTTATAGTCTAGATGCCGTGGAACCTACGTTCCGCTTGGAAATTCCTGTCGACTTCGCTGGCACTCAAGGCACGATTGTAAGTTCTTATGGTTGATATCCTGCCCGTCCACCAGTTCTGTGTAGGAATGTCGGTGGTACCACGCCTCGCTATCCACAGGTC